GAATAAACGCTGTTTGCGACCCGCCTTGGTGACGCTGGCCGGTCGCCATCAATAGCTCAACCAGATTAGCCATCGGGTCAGAACCGCGTGGCGAAACCGCGTTGGCGCTTATAGGCGGGAACGCCATGCTTGGATCAGGCCGGTTTACAACATCCAGCGCTTGCATGACGGTTTCCCGTTGCTCTGGGTTGCCAAACGCACGAACGGCAAAGTTCGCCCCGCCAAATTGGTTTGGTCCAGAAACAAGGTCTTGCTGGGCCTCCATCGCGATTTTGTCTAGATGCTGCCGAACAAGCGGACCGCCGACAGATTCTCCCATCAAGTCGAGAGCGCGAGCGGTTTCTTGCGCTTGGCCCCGAAAGGGTGCATCAGCAAATAACCGGCCCGTAATTGCCCCCAAGTCGGGCTGCAATTCGGGTTGCTCAGCAATGCTACCGAGCGGCCCACGCTGCAACGGGACAAGTTCATTTTGTCTGCCCGCTGCGCCAATTGCGCGCGCTTGGGCGTAGCTTGGCGAAGAAAGGTCAACAAGACCTTTTGCTAATTCTGCCGATTCACCCCGAACCCGCGCCAGATTAGCGTTAGCTCCGGCTGTCATGTTGCCCTGATCGGCCTGCCTTGCAAGCGTATCCATTTCCTGAATGACGCGGTTAATGGCGCTAACCGATTGCGGGCCTCCAACGCCCGGCGTCATTTCGGGATTATTGAAAAACGCTGCTTCCGCTTCTCGATAAGTCGGGATTTCCTGCAACGCAGCATATTCCTCAGCGGACACCACTTGGTCGTCAGCCGCGCGATAAAATGGCCTTGCTTGAGCGTTGATGTTAGCCCGAGTATTTTGCAACACGCGGTTAGCCGCTTCACGGGCTTGGCCAGCCAATTGGCTTGGTTCAACCAACGGGCCAATTTGCTCAAGCTGAGCGTTAATCGCGTTTCGCGTTTGCTCTGGCAGTTCTGCAAAATACCGCTGCAACAAGGGCGACCCGCCCTCAACAGCTCGCTGCAATTGACCCAGTCCGGTTGCGCCGCCCGTAGCGTGCTGAATGGCGTTTGCCATCGTCAGGTTAATGCCCGCCGCTTGCGCCCTATCCTTAAGCGCTGCTGCCATTTGTAATTGTCGAGGCGTCACACCCTGCGCCGCATTGCGGAGGGCAATGTCAGCACCGCCGCGAACCGCACCGAAAGCGCCGACGCCCAAACCGCCGCCAACGCCACCAAGCAACCGCGCGAAATTTTCCGCATCGGTGTCTGGACGCCCGCCGTTCATGCCCCGTGCAATCTGTCCAGCGGACTCACTGGCAATAGCAGGAACAAGCCATGACGCTAGTTTAGTGCCGGTGCCGCCCGGCGTGATGGCACCGGGCGCAAACTCAGCAACGGTCCGCGCAAACTCGCCTTGCGGCGTTTGCGGCTGATAATAATCGTATCCAATGTAGTCACGAACGCCTTGGTTCATTTGTTCGCCAGTCGGGCCAACAAAACCAAATCCTGCAACATAATCACCCGGTCGTGTGCCGGGGCCGCCCATCATTTGGCCAATAGTGCCTTGCATCCCCAAAAGGCCAGTCACGCCCTCGAACGCACCAGTTGGTATGGACTTTCCGATGTCCGTGCCAACGTCTGCGTTTTCCTCGACGAACAAGCCGGGACGGATTTCTTGGGAGCCAGGTCCGCCACCACCCGGTCGTGCATCGGCCATCATCCGGCGCACTTCGCCGTTGCCGAGTTTGACCCACATTCCCGCGTTCAGATAAGCGCGGTCCTCTGCCGGAAGAGTATTGAGGTCGATAGGGTCGCCGCGCGTTCCTTGAGCGCCAAACACGTTGCGATTAGCCCGCGCTTCTTCCTCACCGATGGTGTCAATCGGCGGAGGCGGTGCCGCTGGCCCAGCAAGCGGCGGCGGCGGATAGATGCCGTTATCCCCCGGCAACAGTTCCGGCTGAAACGGCGCATCTGGGCCGTCTTGCGGAGGAACTGCACCGGGCGCAGGCGGGGCCTGCCGCCTGTTCTGGTTAGTCGGGACCGGATCGGCAATGCCAGCATAGGGATCAACAGTCTGAACCGGCAGCGCGATGTTCGCGTAAGGGTCTTGGCGTCTCATCGGCGCGTCCGTTCCACACCGTTCATATCAAGGAATTTCTCTCCGGGCGCGAGTTGAGCGGCTTGCTGTGGCGTCAAGCGCGGGCGGTCAGGCGCCGGCGCATCCGATTCATCGCCCCCCACGATATTTCGCGGGTCAATGCCGTAGTCACGGGCCATGCGCGTGAAGTCAGACACACGGCGCTGATATCCTTGCTCGTAAGTGCCAAACTGAGCGCGACCAACAGCAAGGATGTCAGCCCGCTGTTGCGGCGTAAGCAGTTCGCCGCTTACTGCACGGTTATAAAGGCTACGGACATATTCCGGCACACCCGCCGAGTTTTGGACGGACGCTTGTTCGCCTTCACGCACGGTAGAGGTCGGATCAAACACCTTCATGATGCCGAAGATGCCGCCAATGTCGCCAATGCCGGTAGCCAATCCAAGCGATGCACCGACCTTTTGGAAGGCTTGACGGACGTTGCGATATTCTTGAGTTGCGCCTTCGTATTCACGACGCAGCGCCGCTTCGTTTTGGATGCGCCTTTCGCCAGCGGCGGGGTCGTTTGGACCGCCCTCGATGAACGTCTCCCGCCCGCCTGAGCCGCGATAACCAGACGAAGGGGTGCGAACGACGGACGCAACACCACTAGGATTGACTGTGTAGGTCGTGCCTTCCACCATGCCAAACGGGTCATTTGGCCCCGCAACGACGGTTCTGGTCCGTGCAACCTCTGGAACACCGCCCGGCGTCGCGGTCCACTGATTTGTAGCAGGATCAAAAACACCAGGAACGCCGTTTATCTCCTGATACTCTAGCCGTTCAGCGGCAGGGGCGTCCATGCGCTGACGAATGCGGCTAATCTCTCCGTTTACCCACGCCCCCACAGCAGGGTCGCCAGTGCGGCGGAATACGTCCAAGCCTTCTTGGATGCCCGCCAGTTCGCCGGGAGTGCCCGCCAACGGGTTTTGCGGGGCAGCAGGCGCAGCAGGCGCAGTCATTTGCGCCGGGGGGTTAGCCGAACCTTGTGGCGCGGGCAGCGGGCCTGACAACAGCGCATTTTCCAACGTTGGAACAGGCAGCGGCTCGACAGGCGAAACCGGAGTTGGGGGCGGCACGTCAGCAACAGGAATGGGCTGTCCAACGGCGGGCAACCTAGATCCCATGACCTCGCCTACTGGCGCGGGCGTCCCGGTTGATGCCGGTTCGCTTGGCATCGGCACCGTCGTAGGCATAGACGTTGATGCGGCGTCTGGTGGGGGTGTTTCGTTGCCCAAAAGTGCGGCAAGCTGCAAACCATAAGCATCCGCTTGACCCGCCGTCCGCGCGTTTCGTTCCTCAAGCGCAGCCTTTTCCGCTCGTTCGCCGGACCACTTCGTGATGCCTTGAGCCAGCAGCCGAGCGCCAAGGTCGCCATACCCGCCGATCTGAGCGGGGGCTTTGCGGAGGTCTTGCAGGGCTTGGGCCAAGGCCGCGCTACGCCGCATCGTTGGCGTTTCGATCTGGGCAGGAGCTGGCATGGGAGCGCGGGCAGCGGGCATCAGAGTTTCCCGTAATCAACCATGAGGAAGCCCGTCCAATGACGGACCACCGCATCGATGCCAGCCTTAAGCACGTCTTGAGCCATGACGCCGATGTGGCGTTTGCGGCCCCACACATAGCGATACTCATAGACCGGCAGGCCGTTAGCCATCGTGCCGACGCGCTTGATGTCACGCTTAAGGCGACGGTCAGACGGGGTTCCTCCCGGTGGCCGCGCACCAATCGCAGCGCCACCGAGCTGGAACAGGCCCTGCATCAATGCTTGGCTGTTGGCGTTACGCGCTTGGAAGTTGGCATTCAGTTGCGACTGCGCCAAGCCTTGAGCGCCGAGAACGTCCGTCTGCGCCACGCCGGTTGGGCTGTATTGAATGCCCTGCGGCATACCGACTTGCCCAGTGCCTAGCAGGGCTTGAAGCTGCTGAAGCGGCTGGTTCTGGATATAGGCCCGCTCTTGCAGGCCCTGCGTCCGCGCCTGATTACCGAATGTCCCACCGGCAATAGCGTTCTGAATAGCGCGAGATTGTTCCGCACCACCGGCTTGGATGGCTTGGTTTGCGGCCTCTCCGTATGCGTCATTTCGATCTCTAGCAAAATCAGATCGAAGGTTTCGCGTTGCCTCGCTATTCGCTCCAAGGCCCTGCGCGGCAAGACGTGCATCTTGCGACCTCTCAAGCCGCTGGAACTGCGGGTCGAGGCGGCGGGTCTGGCTGGCATAAACCGAATCCTCAAACCGTTGACGGTCAAAGTCAGGCGAGTTGAAGCCCTGCAACTCTGGCAGGCCTTCCATGTTCAGGCCTTGGCCGAGAGCCTGGTTCACGCGGCCAAGCTGTTGCCCTGCCGTATCCAGCGCACCGCCATACACCGCCGTTGAACGGTCGTAGTTCTGCTGTTCGCCTTGGCTAAGAGCGGTCTCTTGACGATAGCCGCCGGGAGCCGTGGGATCGGCAACGTAACGAACCGAGCCTTGCGGACCGGTCGTATTCACCATATTCAGCCGCTGCTGTTCACGCGCCGTCGCGGTGTTGGCTGTTGACTGAGCGTTGGCCAGTTGGACCGGATCAGGTGCGGCTGGCGGTCTCGGCTTGCTCACTCACGCGCTCCTTGTTGAAGCGGTGGTCACGCCACTCGCTTTCGAGAAGACCGGAAATGATGCAATCGTCATCACCATAACCACGCCGGATAGTCCCCTCATGTTTGAAACCAAACTTTGAGAGAAACTGGCGAGCGCGACGCAACTTCTTTGGCGTCAGGCTGGTGATTCTCGCCGCTCCTAGCTGATAGAACGGATAACGCAAGATACCCGTCACCAGCGAAGGCGTCAACCAATCCGCGCGAGTAGAGGCAAAACTGACCTCAATGTTACGGTATTGGGGCTGATATGCGTTAAAGACTACGCCGCCGATGAGATTATCATGCTTGTCCACCACCCCGATGGCCTCGCATGGCCCCCAGTCCAATCCATGCCCTATCTGGTCCGCTACCCATTGAGCGACTAGGGGAGAAAACGGGCCGGAAACAAGACGCATTGCATTTCCTCCAAAGCCGCGCTTATATGCGTGGCCTTTCCTGTCGGGAAATGCAGCCTTCCAGCCTCCCCGGCCGCGCCAACGGCTTGGGCATCTTATCTAGCAGCTATCTAAAATGCTGCACCTAGGGACGCCTAGTAGCTGGAAAACCGAGCCGCCCTCAGTTGCGCTGGGGGCGGCTTATTTTTACAACTGCCCGCCGGTCTGGTTCTGATACTTCACATTGAACGCGATAATCTCGCACGGCGCGTTGGTGTTGCGCGTGTAGGACATAGCGACGATGCCGTCGCCGTAGGAAACCACATCATCCTCATCGACGCCGAGGTCAGTGTAGATCAGCGGCGCAGGCAGAACCCGCAAGCGCACCGCTCCGCAATAACCAATGCCCGTAACGCTGGTCCAGCTATCGCGCGTCTCGGTGCTAGGCGACCACAAGGCGACATCCCAAAGCCCCGTATCCCACTTACCGCCCGTCGTCGTGATGGTCGTAGGAACGGCAGTCGGGGCGCGTTCCTTAAAGTCCGTCACAATCTCCACAGCCGGGGCAAGGTCGCCCGCAATCCGCAGCACGGGTTGCAGCATCTCAAACTTTTTCAGGCTGCCGCGTGAGCCGAAGTAGTTAAACGCCGTCTTAATGTCCCCGACGATGCCGCCCTCATTATCGGCATAGCCCACGTCCCATAGATAGACGCCGTCCGGCCCGCCAAACAGCATCTGGTCATTGGCGACGGACCAACAAAAGGCATTGATGCCCGTGAACCGACACCAGGCACCCGTCTGGACGTTCTGGACGTATTGTTCCGACCGCGTGAGGCTCGCCGTGGGGACGTTGAAGATTGCCAGCGTTCCCTTGGTATAGAGAGCGCCTTCCCATCCAAAATTGCCGCGATAGCGTTGGGTCGCCTGCTGAAAAGCGTTCTGAATTTTCTGTGTCAGCGCGACAAGGTTCTCTTGTGCGCGGTCCAGTTTCAGCGCCTGCGAGAGCGGCACCACCCCATCCGTAGTCAGCAGAACAAGGTCCGAGCCGTATTTGATGAGCGACCGGCGCGACAGAGGCAGGCCGAGGTCATACACCCCGACAAGCGCCCAATTGTTAGCGTCCGAAGGATCAAGACCCTGATAGACAGCAACCTGACCCTGCGTCGTCACCCATACCGCTAGATCATCCGCACCTGACCCGCCATCAAGCGTCCAAGTGGCTTGGCAAAGGATTGAACCGCCCTTGTCGAAGATAGGCCCAAGGTCAAGCAGATTGGCGTCACCTTGAATGGCGAACGGCTCAAGGAACCAGACGCGGAGGCTGTCCTCTTGCACAAAGAACAGACGCCCCTTGTGGTCCATTACGTCAACCAACGTGCGAGGGTCAAGCGTGATGACGCCAGCCGTCCCCGTGATGGTCGTAGAGGCAAACGACGTGCCGTTGTAATAGATCGGCTCCACTGCACCGTTAGCAGCGACCAGGAACGTCCCCGCGTCGTTGGAGAAGTTCAGCCATTGCCAGCGAGCGTTGCCCGCGTTGGTGAACACCTCGACCGGCGCATCGCCTTGGTTGCTAATGTCAAATATGCTGCCGCCACAAGCCGCAAAAATGTCGTCTGCCAAGGCCAGCGTCTGACCGCGCCAGACAAGGATTGATTCAGTCGGGAGAACCAGCCCCTCTTGCCACGGCACATAGCCTTTACGCAGTTCCACATAGCCAGCGCGGGGTATGAAGTTGTCCAGAATGACCGCGTTTTCAGGCGGCATATTGGCCAGCGGGGATTGAGCATCCCACCCACCAACAGGAGCCGGAACCGCACGGCCAATCGACACCCGTTGTTGAGACACCGACCGTAGAGGCTGGCGACCGTATTGCTGCGCTGCTTGCCTCATAACGCGACCCACGCCCCTGAACGGTTCTGATAGCCTTGTGCGCCGATATAGAACAACCGGCCATCGGGACTGTCCGCAACGTCCGGCAATGTCGAACCATAGCCCGGCGCATAGGCCGACAGCAGCGCGTTAATCTTCTTGCGCTGCGTCTCTTGGTTCTTTGTGTCGGAAATGGACAGGAACAGGATCATCCGGGGAATCCACCTTCTTGGATGTTCGTTGACCAGCCGTAATAGTTGCCGCCCGTGCTGTCGATAATCGTGTTCCCGCCGTCACGGGCCATGCGTTGATTGCGTTCGCCCTGATAGGTGCGGAAGTCCTCCGCGTAATCCAGCCCCTTGGACTTCAGGAAGCGCCAGCGGAGGCCAAGCGGGAACAGCTTGTCATCCAGATACGTCAGGTCTGTGTCAGCGAGAAATGACGATTGTGCCGAACCGGCAGCCGATTTAGCCCAGTTTGTCGTAATGTATTCATAGGCAATCTGTTGCCCTGCACCCGGCGTCGGGGTCACAAGAAACTGCCCGTCCCGCTCAATGAACGCCAGAAACACGCGATTGAGTTGGGGCTGCGCTTGGATAGCCTGCCACTCTTGCGGAGTGATAGGGCCGTAAATATAACGCATCGTCGTTCTGTTGAAGAACGAGTTGGCAATGAAGTGATCCAGATCAGACGGGATTGCGCTTGATTGAACCGCGCTGGCCACCGTATTGAACAGGTGCTGCCGACGCATGACTTGCCAGTCGTATGTTCCCGACAGTTCGTCGCCTTCTTCATTGGCCAGAGCGTAAAGCTGCTGCACCTGAGCGTCAGTCGAGTTCACGACTTCCGTAGGCACCGGAATGGACAGCAGGCGACACGCCCGTTGGACAATCTGAAGAAGGTTCATCGCCATTAGTTAGGCCTTCGCAGGACGCCCGCGCTTTTTGGCGACGGGGATGGATTCATAATCCGCCGGAACGTGCGTATGCTCGTCGCTGACGGGTCGGATTGAACCGCCGGGACCATCCACCCCGTCGTGATCGAACGCCTCCACAGGGGCGTGATTAAACGCCTCCTTGAGATACATATCATATTCCGCGCCATGTGCCTTCTTGTCGGCCTCAGTTGCCACACGCGGGCCAATCACCGACGACGAATCCGCCTGATAGCGGAACATCAGGAACTTGCCGTCCTTAAAGAACGTCGCACCAGGCTTATACATCACGTCACGTTCCAGACCGCTCATACCGCTTCCTTCTCTGCTTTGGCTTCCAGTGCCGCCGTTAGCTTTTCTTCAAGTTCCCGAATCCGCTGCGTCATCTCCGCAAGCGGCTTTTCGGTTTCAGTCTGCTCAATGAACCGTTGAGCCTTGGCGCGGAGGGCTTGACCACCCATCGGGACGCACTTGGCCAGTTGGCTGTCAGACAGGCCCGCAAGAGCCTCCACCGTGCGGATATGGACGCTGTTCAGTTCAATGACCTGACTACGGCCCACGCCTGCCCATTCTTCCAGCGGTGTTCCGCTCTCAGGGGCTTCCATGTTGGCCTTAAACGCGGCGTATTTGGTAGGCCAGCGGTCGCGGTGTTCGTCCTTCACGGCCACGTCAACAATGTTCTTGTTATCGCCCGGCACAATCAGTTCCACATACTCAACGTCGTTCCAGACCTCGCGACCTTCCTTCTCCGACAGGAAGTTGTTGCGAACAGGCTTGATATGGAAACGCGGAATAATCCGGTCCCGTCCGTCAGGCGCTACATATTCCATCTATGTCCTCCGATACACAGTGTCGTTGCCAATCCGCATCACGCGAGAATAACCGGGCAGATCGGCTTTCGGGCCTAGTCCCTTTTCTTCAAGGACTATGATAGGCGAAAACTTCTCGATTGTCGCTAGTGCGCCCTTAATGGCGTCCGCCTCCGCGCCTTCGATGTCCAGCCAGATCAAATCGCACTGGTCGAGGCCGAGGCTGTCAATGGTCCGCACAGGGATAGCGTCACCCGGCAGCGTCTTGTGCGAGCCGCAGTTGTCGGTGTCGATACGGAGGATGCCGCACATTCCAGGTTCTGCACCTAGAGCACCCCATCGCACTTCGATTGCCTCATCCCTGACGTTCTCAATCAGGCAGTCGAGGTTGTCCCGATCCGGCTCAAACGTGATGACCCGATCAAACACCTTGGACAGCGCCAGCGGATACACCCCGACATTGCCGCCAGCTTGGACGCAAACACGCTTTTCAGCCACCAACGGCAAGACCACAGGCATAGCAGCGGCGCACTCACTAACCACCGCAGCACGGCACCGAACGTCAAAATCAGGCCACCAAAGGCCGTCAATCTGTTTCACTTTGCAAAGCCCTTTTCGTCATACAGGTGCCGTTGAGCGTCGACCGGATGGTAGAAATCCGGCTCATCCAGCAGCAGCAACGCACGATCAGCGTCCGTCAACCGCTCAGGATACCATTTAAGCTTTGCCCAAGCCTTGCGCCGTTCGTTGTCGTTTCGGGCATCGTATTGGCTGCTCATCGGCGGTAGTTCACAAACAGGCCGACAACCAGCAGCCACAGCAGCCAAACGGCGAGAAGGCCAATAACGAGCATCATGCGAGCAACCTTCCCATATCAGGAATAAGGCCTTTGCCGTGGGCAATCACCTTAACGCCACGGTCCCGCAAATACAAAAACGACTGCTGGAACTCCATAGCCTGACGGATCATCCACCGAGCGCAGGTGTATGTCTTGTCGCCTAGCACAACGTCCATTGTGGCTTCACCGTCGTTCAGGCTCTGCGAATAGGCGTGGTGCGAGCCTTCGGCATACGAACTGTCAAAGCCGTATAGGTGAATTTTCTTGTATCCCGACAGCCACGCGAGATTGATGGCGCGGAGGCCGACCGTTCCGCCACCGGGCACTAGAACGCACGGCTTCTGGTCTGGGCCTTCGTCAAACCACGGCTTGATAATGTCCATGAGTTCTTCACCCGAACCCATAGCGTTATGCCACAGCACAACATCATGCCTCGAAAGCGCATCAAATACGCACGGATGAACCTGAGAGGCGAGGAAGTAGCGCACGGACATTGGCGCATCCTCGACCATGTGTAGATTTTCTTCCCGCGCATCCAGCATGACGTGAGCGTCCGGCGTGACAGCCCGCTCCGCTAGATACCGCAGCGCATTGTTGACGCTGATAATCTTAGCGCCGCGCCTGCGATGGTCCTTGATGGCCTGCACACTGTCCGAAAGCGAGGGACCGCCTCCGACGATGACGCAAGCCTTGTCCTGATCCCCGAAGCCGGAGAACCACGGCAAGTCTCGCTGCACGTTGGCCCGCACGTTGGCATAGGCGAAGTCATGCGAGACGTTCATGCCCTTTAGTTCTGGCATGGCCGTATAGCCGCCAACGCGCCAGACACCAGGCACCCACCCGTCCGTCACCTCATGCGGCTTGGGCTGGCCGTGGAAGATAACCGCTTTAGTCGTCTCAGGAGGCCATGCGACCGCGTCACGGTAGGACACGAACATATCAGCGGGGAAAGTCGGCCACTTGCCCAAAGACGTGATCCACTCTTGATCGCCGCCGTTGATTTGTCCTTTAGGAAGAAATGGGGCCAAAACAGTAGATCGGGTGTTTATGTCTCGATGAGGCTTAAAACAGGTCCAAACGTTTCGATATTGACCATACGTCCAACGCATGACGCTGCTGTTATAGCAAGGCCAATGCCAGTCCTGAATGATGCCGTGCGGCAAGCCCTCAAGCCTGCCGGTCACGCATACATCAAGGTCCATGTAGAGGATTTCATCGCCAGTTGACCACGGCATATCTGGCGCAAACAAAAACACCTTTTGCCACCAACCCGGCAAATCGGGATTGTGCGCGATAGCCGTGATGCCTTCCGGCAGTTCGTCCGGCTTGTCAGTCAGGCACCAATGGCGCTGTTCTTCGTCCAGATGGCGGGCGATGCCGTCGTGAAGGCGGGTGACGTATTCAATCGGGTATTTGTCCCCGACGCGGACGCTGACAACGTTAATCATGGCTTGATAATCTCGCAAAACCACAGCGGCTCACGAACATCTCCAGTATCAAGACGCCACCCTTGTTGGTGTTTGCCGTCCATCCAGCGCCCGCACGAAACCCACTTGTCATCGCAAAGCAGCAAGCGGCGGTCTTTTGGCGCGTCTTTGATCGGTTTCCATTGCATCGCTACCTCCATAGCAAAAACCGCCCCCGGACGAACCGAGGGCGGCTTAGGCTAACACCTAACCCCAGTGGAGGCTAGGGCAGGCGGAAGGCTTAGAGAGCGGTGCGCTTGGCCCAGAAATACTGGCCCGAAGCAACGCCACCCGTCGTGTTGACGGTCCAGCCAGCCGAACCAGCATCCGACGACGCAGAGCCGCTGGTGCCAATCAGGATGGTCTGGGTCGAGGACAGAGCCTCCGAAGCCCGCACATAGAGATGCGAGCGACCGTCGTTAGCGTTGATGCGCGTGTTGAGCGCAAAGGCGGGGGTCGAGGCCTTGTCGTCGAGGTCGATCCCCACAGTCGGAATGGTCGAGAAGACCGTAGCAGCAGTCGATGCCATGTTAGTGGCTCCTTTCTAGGGGGATCAGGTTTGGAACAGGACGCCTTGGAGGAAGGCGTTGGACAGGGTCAGGTTGCCAGCCCAAACGATAGGCTTGACCATAGCGTCCTGGTTGATCGAACGGACTTCTTCCAGCGGGACCATGTTGCGGTCCTTGTGAGGACGCCAGTGGATGTAGCCGGTGTTCAGCATATACAGGTGATTGTCGGGGCAAGCACCGCCGAAGCCACCATCGAACACCACGTCCGTTCCCTTATACTTCAGCGAGACATAGCCCGCGTCAGCTTCATTGGGGTTGGTGACGCGCTGGATGTCCTGAAGCGACGACTCATAGAAGCCAAAGTAATTGTCGTCACACAGGATCAGGTCCGGCTTGTCAGTGCCACGCGAGCATTGACGATAGAGCGTGTTCATGAAGCGGGTGATGTTGGCAGCCGAGGCAGCCGAACCACCGTCCGAGGTCGCGCTGAACTTCTGGTTACGCCAGAAATTCCACGTTGCACGGTTGATGCCGCCGACAGTGCCGGTGGTGGGGTCGTCAGCCACGAGAAGCTGAAGGCCACCAATCTGCTTGCCGCCCGAAGCCGTGCCGTTCGAGTAGAGGTCTTCGGCCACACCGTTTTGCATGGTCTTTTCCGCGTTCTTGATACGCGAGGCCAGCAGGTCGATGATGGCATCAACGCCGGAGTTTTGCAGTTGCTCCAGGCCGCTCATGGTCACGTTGACGGCGATTTGCTTCCAGTCAAACTCAGCCGAGGTGAACACGTCGCTAGGCGAGATGTTCAGGACTTCGTAGCCGGAATAACGCTGATAAGTGACGTTCTCAGCGTATTCGAGTTCTTGCAGGATGGTGCGGCCACCCGACACCGGCTTGATGGTGCCACGGCGGTTCATACGCGACAGAATCGCGTTGTTCTGCGTGACGTTGTCGGCCAGCTTGCCCGTGCGGTTACGCAGGGTAGTGGTTGCGATTTCCGAAACATTCGGGGAAGTCATTTAAGTTCTCCTAAGCCGCCCCGGTGACTTCTTCAAAAGCCGCCCGGATGTCGTCTTCAATTGAGCCGTTGGACTTGGGAATCCGGGATTGACCCGGCGACCCGGTGACACTGACAGCCGCCCGTCGCGCCTGCGCCGCCTTGTCTTGCATCGGAGCCGCCGGGGCCTGCGCGGTTTGCAGGAACGGGCGAATGTCCGGCCTCATCCAGCAGGCCATTTCGTAGGCTTCCTTAAGGTCCGAGGCTTTCCCGTTGTGCAAGAGGACCGCCATATCATCGCGGACGTTCTCGAAATACAGGTTGGCCGGATCGTTCTGGAAGGCGTCGATTTGGCTGACGATAGGCGCGGTCTGCGCCGTCTGGACTTGGCTTTGCAGGACTTGGAGTTGCTGCTTAAGGGCCGCAATCTCTGGGTGGCTGTCTCGCGCGGGCTGGGCCTGATAGGGCTGTCCCTGCGGCTGGGCCGTGTTCAAATTCACGCCATACGAACGGGCCAGAAACTCAAGCCCCTGCATCGGATTCTTTTCAAGCAAGTCTTGCGCTGCAAGCAGCGTCTTGACCGCGTGAACCTCATCCATCCCTTGCGCGGCCCATTGAGCGCGGCGAGGGGCAAGCACTTGTTCCAGCGGTTCATACCGCTTTACTTCCTCAGACTTGCGCCGCAGTCCGTGGTCGATCTCCTGTTCCCGCTTTGCAACAGCCTGTTGCACTTCCGGGGGCAGTTTATCAAACGTGGCCTTAGCCGCAGGCGACCATGAAGCCGGGGCGCGGATGGCGAGCTTGACAGCAGGGTCCGCGACTGCCTCTGAGGGCTGGTCGGGAGTATCTTGCACCATTTCGGGCGCTTTGGCAATAAACTTGCCGTCTGGCCCGCGAACGCGTCCGTCCGATGCCTTTTCGCCGTCATCATGGGGCGTTTCAGCCTCGATAACCGCTTCCGGCGCAACCGCCACTTCGTCAACGGGCGCAGGCTCAGGGGCGTTGCCGCTCACCTCTGCCATTGCCGCCCGGATGTCGTCTTCCATATCGCTCATAGTCTGGCCTCCACCTGATCCATAGCCGTCTTGATGTCCTGCTTAAGTTCGCGGTCAGACAGCACAGGCCGCGCGCTTGGTTTAATCTTCTCCGCACCGACAATCTCGCAACCGGCGTCACGAACACCGCGCTCATAGGCAGAGCGGCTGTCATACATCAGGCCGTTAGCATGGTTCATGATCGGGTCCATGCCGTCAGCACGAACGTAGGGCATCGGCAAATCAGACCGGGCCTTGCGGAACTGCTCTAGGCAAGTGCGCGGCCATGCGGCTACGTCGTGAATGTCACCGCAGGCTTGGCATTTCCGGTAGGTCGCACGGCTCATTCAATCACCGCGTATTGGCGTTCAGGAGCATCCCAAACGCATCAACGTCCAACGAACGCGCGTTGGCAGAGGTCGGGATGATGTGGAAACCTGGCAGGAGCGCGGTCGTGTTGATCGGCATATTGCCCGTCACTTCAATCTCAGTCCCGCCATTGACGGAGAAGCCCAACACAATCTCACTCACGCGGCGCAGTTTGAGATTGACCCAAGCGTCAGCCGCAGCGGCCACGCCCGTATCAGTCCGTGTCTCGACGCTGGATACGCGTCCAACGCCAAACCAGTTCGTATCCGCAGACAGTTTCTCAAAATACGCGCCGTTGGCCGCAGTCGCAGACGTGAAATCGCTAGACAGCCCAATGCGGATGTCCATGCTTGCAATCGTCGTCGGCACACGAACAATCCAACTGATTTCATCTAGCTGCTCGAAATTCATATTGGGGGTTGCACCGCCACCACCGGGATAGGACGATGCAACGGTCGTCGATACAGCCGTTGATGTCCGACGACAGATGCCGGGGTGATTGGTCACGGCATTAATGAGGTTCCACGTTCCGCTAGTGAAACCCCACCCAAGCTCACCAATCTCGCCCGATTCCGTCGAGGCGAACAGGAACTCATCGAAGAACGCCGGAGCGATTGACAGGTCAGCGATGCCACCATCGCCAGCAATGTAGCGAGCCGCAGCCCGTCGCACGACTTCGTTGAACGGAAGCCCAGACACGTCACCACCGATATACATTGCAGCCGCCTGATAAAGGATTTCGTTAAGGGTTTGGTCAGTCATTACGCAAATCCTTGGGGAGTTGGGTCACGGGATAGGGCCGCAGCCTTCACCTGAAGCTCTTGGCCTTTGAGGTTGAGTTCAGCCATGCCAAGCTGGCCTTCCATTTGGGTCCGCTGCTGCTCGATCTGAGCCTGCATCTGGGCGGTCTGTGACTTGAGTTGCTCGACTTGCATTGCGCTATCATCGGGCGGCGGCGGTCCTGGTTGCTGAACAGGCGGTGCGGCCTCTGCCTGCTCAAACACCTTGTCAATCACATCTTCCATCGACCGGCTGACATTGAACGTGCGAGCGCCTTGCTTGAGGATTTCAGCAAAGAGCGGGGCCGTGTATGGCGCAATCGAAACGATGCCAGCCGCAGCGGTCATCAGGTTGACAATCGCGCCCGTGAACTCGGTAAAGGCCATCTTGGCCGCGTTCTCATCCGGCTCGACCGTCGAATCAGTCTCAACGTCAATGCGGAACGAACGCAGCGCGTCATTGCGGAGAAGGGCCTGCACGTCTTCCCACGTCGGCTGGGCCATCAGTTCCATGATGTCAGGGCTTGGCGGGGGCGGAGGAGGAGGAGGTTGCCGACCCTGCTCTTGCGCCGCTTGCGCTTGGCCTTGATAAATCGTGGCTTGCTGCTGCATTTGCATCTGAATCGCCGTTTTCTCAGCAGCAGTCATTAGCTTCACGTTCGTCATCGCCTTCAGCGTGTCAATGCTGAAATGCTCCGCGATAATCTCAGCCTTCAGCCGGATGGCGTCACGGCAGAACCGTTGCAAATCGCGTTGACGGTCACGAACACGCAGCGAACCCCACTGGCCTTTCAGCCGTTGAGCCGTTGCCGTCTCGTTGGGATTGCTCTCACCCCGAATGATGTCTGACAGGCCGGTGATCTGGTAAATGTCGTTCAGGACTTGCGAGCGGGCCTCGTAACAGCCTTTCAGCACCTGAATGACCATATCGACCGGCACCCACTCGATAAGGCCGCGAACGCCGCCCTTCTCTTTCCACAGGTCGAACGTGTCGATAGGGATTAGCTTGTTCTCGTTACCCGGCGAGAAAACCAGTTGCAGTTCGCGGTTGGCCTCCCCGGCATACACACCGACCATCCGCAGCGCATCTTGCAGCTTGCCGATACGGGCAGTCAGTTCGTCCAGTTCGTCGGCCTGGTCCTGATACTGGACGTAATCCGCAACCGGGATCGTGCTGTCATTGGCCGTCGTGGCATTGAGCGGAGGCGGGCAGGGGAAGAAGTTAGTCAGCCCAAGCGGGTCTTCACGCTTGTCCAGCACACCGCCCGTGTAGCCCTTGCAGACCCAGTAGGCCATCTTCGTGGGCTTGTCCCAAATCTCATAGACCTCGCCCGTTTGGCTGGACTGCTTCTGGGCATCCGATGCCGTGTCCGTGCCGGTCGAGGTCGTCGTGATCGGGACGTTCTTTGCCATCTCAGCGCCAAAGCGTTCCGTCAGTTCAGCCCTTGTCATGTAGACGCGCCGACCGACCCACCGGACTTCCGCCCATTCACGCGCCGGGTTAGTCAGCCAATCTTTCCATGAGACGTGGTCGCACTGGACTTCTTCGTAAACGACTTCCTCAGTGGCTTCCGGCGTCTCGACCTCGCCAACTTCGTTCTGGTCGTCGTCTTGGACGCCTTCGCCTAGTTCGTAATCCTGCTCCGCGTTCACCTCGCGCATATGCGGGATGTAGCGCACCCACACCTGGCCACGGCCCGGCAGCAGATAGTCCAGAACGCAAAGCTTCACGCGTCCGTCAAAATCATACTGGTCGAGGCTAAACCCTAGCGCCCGCTCCAGCACGTCAGACGCAATCTTGCCAACCGGGTCTTCGTCACGATAGCGGCGATCCACCATCGGCTTCGGTTGCTTGGCATAGATGGCAGGCTGAAGGGTCGAGACGTTAGACCACAGGATAGCAAAGCGGCGACGTTCATAGCCTACAGACGGACGGCCACCACCACGAGCGCGGTTCTCGTTCTTGAACCGCCTGACGATGATGTCGCCAGCCTTCCACCACGGCTGCAACTCGCGCTCAGACAGATTGATTTCCTCAATCCATTTGGTAACGAGGTCGATGCCGTCTTGATTTTCAGGTTCGTCGGGAAGCATAGCCCCTCGCAAGCGTTCAGGGGAACATATCGTGCGCGGGTCCGCTTGTCGATAGAACGATCATGCGCGTTCGTAACCCGTATGCACCGGCTGGTTAGCTAACAGGTCATCCCAAGTCATATCACGGATGCCCTTGATCGGCGCAGCAACCGCTTTGGCTTCCGGCTTAATCTCACGATAGGCCATCGCTAGGTATCGAAACGCGTCCGCAGCGTGGCTAGTCCAATCGTGCTTTGGCCCATCACGGAACACACGGGCCTTGTCGTCATAGTCCGCACGATACTGGCGCAGGCACTCAAGCCCGGCCTTGCACTTGTCACGGTCAAACCAGATGCGCGGGAACAACACCCGGCCTGCGTTGATGCCGTCCAGAACCTTGTGATTGGGAACCAACTTAGGCTTAAGCTTGAGCGTCAGCATCGTCTCGATCCTGGTGCGGCCCGTGCCTAGCTCCCTGACCCGCGCGTCATGCGGCACCCAGTCCGTTTCGTAACGGTAAGGCTTAGCCTGCAAGACCTTGGCATAATGCTCAATGCTTTCGCCGCTGGCCTCATAGAAGTCTATCACCCGTATCTCAGGCCCGACCGCCTGCCAGAACCAAATGGCCGTGCTGTCGCCTATGCCCAAGTCCCATGTGGTGTAAACCGGCAGCGCAGGGTCATACGGAACGTCTGTGATCCGTCCAGCCCGTTCGCTCTCAGCCATGTCCTTGCCGTAGTAAGCGCCGATGATTGCCGCTTCGAACGAGCATTCGAACTCTTGCTCATACTGCTCAGGCGTCATTTCCCTTGCAGCCGCGATTAGCTCGCTCTGCGGCAGGATCAGCGTTTCAGAGGCTGGCAGGAAGAACGGGAACCAGTCAGGGTCGGTCTTGGCTCGCTCGAACAGGTCAAAGAACGCATTGCGTCCCTTTGGCGTTCCGATGAACGTAGCTGTTCCCTGCCGGTCAGCCAGCATCGGGCGAATGATTGAGCCAAAAATGCCGGGATACATATCGGCGTATTCGTCCAGCGTGGCATCATCTAGGTAGCCACCACGCAGGGCATCCGGATTGTCAGCACCGTAAATCTTGATGCGCTTGCCGCCGATTAGCTCGACATACAGTTCTGATTCGTTTGGCGGCTTGGCCCAGATCGGCTGGCTGTATCGTTTCAGATACTCCCATGCCACGTCCTTGGCCTGCTTCAGGTATGGCGCCAGATAAGCCGCTCGATAGTGGGGCTTGTCGGACACCACCGCATTGCGGATCATGTCATTGATGCAGGCCACGGTCTTACCGCAGCGCCTGTGAGCCACCCCGATGGCAAAGCGTTGCGTCCGGTTATGGAACGGCAGGAACACCCGGCGAGGGGCGTAGGGAATTACTCTGGTTTCGGCCAAGCGTAACCGCCCGTGAACCGAGGACGCCAGCGAAACACCCACCGCCCGTGCTCACGGCGAAACTGGAACACAATAGGCTCCGCGAACCTCTCAACCTTGCGAAGCTCGCTGCCAGTCCATCTGTAGCCGAGCAACGTCATTCGGGCTTGAGCCATGTGACAGTGAGAGCGCCGCCGTCAGGGCCGGAGACTTCCTGTTGCAGCTTGTCGCCGTATTTCTTCGGGTTCATCCGAGCAAGTGCCCACTTGCGTGTGTCAACGCGGAGGCGAGCCTTGGCAACGTGCGATTTTTGAGGCTCAACGTCGTCTGCAATGTCGAGCATATCATCGAACATACCAGCGGCACGTTCATCAATGGCTTTCGCGTAGTTGTCCGAGAAGTCTTTATGCTTTGTCAGCCAAAGGAACACAGACGACGACGACGGCATTGATTCTAATGCACAAATAGCCCGCAGCGATGAACCCGCAGCGAGCCTTGAGCAAATATCAGCCGCCAGTTCTGGCGTATAATCAGAGGGTCGGCCTAGACCGGCCATCTGCTAGTCTCCGTGGTTTGCGTCTAGCCTTATTGCCTTGGCGCGGGCTTAGAGCGTGGGGATGATGCCTTAGAGGGCTTGGCGGGTCAAGCGGCCAGATAGCCTTGCCCCGCATTCCACCAGCGGCCATCGGCGGACAGGCTGTCTTGTGTAGCTGCAACGCCAGCGTTCCACTGACGCCCGCACTCGACCATTGCCGAACGGTGCGAGGCGTGAAAGCTGATAACTTCGTTCGTGTCTTTGTTGCGGACCCGGTCGGTGGTCTTGGCGGTTTGCGACTTGCTGGCCATCTGCTTAGTTCCATCTGGGTGCTGCTTGATTGCCGCGCCCCGTTGATTTGTTATCCCACATGGGCAGATGTTACGCAATAGGGAAAATGCAGGATCGGCAAAAAAGATTCCTGGCCCTATTTCAAGCCGTGCTGCAATGCCATGCGGATAGCTACAGCAGCCGGGCCACTAGGGCCTAGCTTGGCGTAGTTCTGAGCAGTCTTCGGGCTGACCATGAGCCACCGGCCCGCCGCGAGTTGCGACAGGCCGAGGGTTGAGAGGGCGGCGCGGTATTCAGCGGGGGTCATGCGGCCACCGGGAACTTTAGATCGACATAGTTTTGGGCGGCTTCGCGAGTCCAGAATGTCGGGTGTGCCGGGCGAAGGTTTGTCCAGCCGCTGCCGTTCCATTGCTCTAGGCCAAACCAATGGCCACAGTCGTCAGCGTCCTCAAAGACGCGAACCGTTCCGGTTTTGATGTTTGCGCGGGCCATTATTTGACCTCCTCGTAGGTGAACGAGGGATATCCAGCCCCGCCGATTTTTGCGCGGACCAACACTGACAGGTGTTCCAGGTCGGCCTCTCTGCACTCAATCTCAATGTCGCGGGCCATTCCAAGGAACGAGCCGTTAACGTCACGGCGTTGGATGTTGGTGATTGCAAACTTTGTCATCTGTCTGTTTCCGTTCCAGCTAGTGCTTGATTGCCCTGCGCCGATGACTGAACATAGCACCTATTACGCAGGGAGCAAGCACTTTTTACGCAGTCCGCGCATTTTGTTGAGCGGGGCGCGGCGGGCCAGTGACTTCCCATAACCCGCGCCCACCAGTCCCTCTAACTACTGGCTGCTCAATGGGGTTAGCGCCGCTCCTTGGCGCGCTGAAACTGTCTCATGAACGCACCCGGTGGATCGTCATGCTTATCAGCAATGCGAAACACTGGCATTCCGGCTTCCGCACGATGGGCAAGCCACTTATCGCGGGCAGCACGGCTTTTCTCGCAGGCGTAGGTTCTGACTGCGGTGATGGGGTCGGTCATGGTGCCTCATAA